CACCAGCGAAAGCTGGCTCTGGATCAGCGTGTCCGGGCACCCGGGAAGCTGCTGTGCTGCGAGTGCCCCGATGTACTGTGCGGTACGCCCGGCTACGGGTGAGGAGCTTTGTCCGCCGTCGATTGTAACAATTGGCATGGCTATCCACCCTCACCAATGAGCATTGAACGAAACGACTGTAGCAGCTGCATGGCCCGTGAGTTATCCGTGAACTCGTCATCCGAGAGTTCAGCACGGCCCGCAATGAAAAAGACCACCGGGTTGAAGTACAGCCGGTTATCGAGGGGGAACAGCGTGCTGATCCCCAAATCCCCAGACACGTAACTCGTGACGTTGTTCACGCCAAGAGTTGCCGTAGTGAAATTGCCGATGTACGCATCGGGGCGGTACCTGTAAACCTCAGCAAGCGCTGTGTTCAGGTGCGAGAGCATCGAGCTATCGCTATAGCGGTACGGAGCACGGGCATCGCTGACAATAAGGCGAGCCTCGTTAATCGCGTCGTCAATCGTCTTGGCAATCGTTGCAGACATGCGCCACCCCTGAAGTAAAAAGGGGCTGCCAGCTTGTGGCCGACAGCCCCCGGTTCTACACCGATCAACTAGCTATTAAGCCAGCAGACCAGCCTTGACAACGCCGTAAGCAACCAGCGTGGGGTTAATCACACTGAAGCCCCAGACCTGCAGACCGCGCATCAGGGTGCCGAAGGTGCTCTCCGAACGGAGCGTTTCAACCTTCGTCATCTGAGAAGCGAACGTCAGACCCAGCGGATGACCGGCATACACCGCCCACTCGCTCGCGGCCAAACCGCCAGCGACGCCGTTCGGGAGCAGGTTCGACACATAGACCGTGAAGCGGTCCAGCATGCCGATCCGTCCGTTACGGGCGATAGACACCGAATCACCAGTCAGGTAAGCCTGCTGGAGCACGCTGCGCTTGATAACCGCACCGGCCCAAGACGGCAGCACGACCCACCGGCCCGTTTCCGGAACGCGGTTTTCGTCGAGAGCCAGACCGAGGTCGATGATGAAGTCGAGCACCGCGCGGGTGTTGGGCGAAGTCGAGCCGTCACCCGTACCCGAACCGGTACGACCGATGAACAGCGGGGTGCCCGTCACGCCGAGGCGGATGTTGGCGCTGAAACGACCAGCCGTGAGGCCCGAGTTCGTCGCGTCAACCAGCGAGCCGATGCTCGCAACAGCCAAAGTCTGCGTGTCAACGAAAACCTTCATCTGCTCAGAGGCGTTATCCGCCCAGTTGCTCAGAAGATCTACGTCGGCCTGAATCTGCATCACGTCGTCGAGGACAGTATTGAAGTACGCGCCCTTGTTGATCTGTAGAGTGACCAGCGCGCTCGACGGACGCTGAACAGTCAGGGCCTGTTCCGCACTGTACGAGGCAATGGTGATCGTCGGGTGAGTGCGAATATTGACGGTGTCGCCAAAATTCTTGATCTCACCTTCGTAGTCCGTGGACGCAATCGCGCCCAGAACTGTTGCGTCGTAGAACTTTTCTACGAACTTACCCGACCAGATAGTGGGGATGAAAATACCACTATAAGCCGGGCTAGGAACTGAACCTAGATACGGGGTACCGACTGGAAATGCCATGTTAAGACTCCGAGATGGTTATCTACCGTTCTGGTGGAAGTCGTGGTGCGCCGGTTTGACGCGACCTTCAGCAACCGCCAGAGCAATCTCGGCTGATTTCGCTTCGTATTCCTTAGGCGAAACCTGCCGCTTCCTGACACGAGTGTAAAAGTCCCCTATCTCTTGTTCAGACAGGATTCTCTTACTGGAACCATCAGGAGCTTCCATCACGCCACCACGGGGTTTTCCGGGGGCTACCAGTGTTTCTCTGCTCACCGCTGGGGCGGGCGTCGAAGCTGGTACAGGAGTCTTCCCTACAAAGGCTTGAAATATGCCAACGACTCGTGCCGCGTCGTGACTATTAAAAGCCCCCACAAGTGCTGCCTTGCGGGACGAACCAGAGAATACATCAGTATCATCTAGCCATGCAAGAAATTCTGGAGACTCGTTAACTGAGTTCCAGTTCGGGTTCCAAGTGTTCAACGCTTGGTAAACCCTATCAGTCGCTGTCCGGGCGACTTCCTGCTGGGCTGCGCCGAGTGAGCGTTTAATTTCCTGCGTATCGCTCATCAGCTGACGAAGTTCGGGGGTCACGCTGCCCTGCGCAACGCGGGCAACCATGTCCAGAAGATCTGAACCATACTCTTCGACTTCCTTGGACGTGACGCCAAGGCTGGAGAACCGCTCTTCGGCGGTCAGCTTACGCGGCGGCTCAGCCTGAGGAGGCGGGTTACTTCTCTCCATCACGAGCTTGTTCAGCATCTGCTGAGTCTCGTATAACTGGTTCTGGAGCCGGGGTACTTCGGCGTCGTACTTGCCCTTAAGGACGCGGTACCGGGCCTCAGTTTTCGGGTCCACTGCCGGAGGCGTGGCCACTTCTGTGGCCGCTACAACTGGTTGAACCGGCTCAGGATTCTGCTCTCTCGTGACCGGCTGAATGTCCACTACGGGAAGGTCCGATTCACTGACGGGCGCTACCGGCTGCATGTTCTGCTGTTCAAGCGGCGCGACCCCATCGTTGACGGCGGTAGCGGCGGCTGCAGCGGCCTCAGCGGGTGACGCATTAAGCTGCGCAATAAGTTTGTTGGCTGCGTCTCTCTGGCGGCGTGCGGCGGGCGGCATGTAACTCTGGGGGGCGGCGCTCATGTCTTTACTCCGTATCGTTTGAGTTGGTCTACAAGTTGATCGAAGGCTCGTGCTTCGCCTCTAAGTGCTTGAACGTTCTTGTCTTCTCCGTACAGGAGTGCACGTACAGCGCCATCACGTTTTAGTACTACCGTACCTACATAATGTCGCCAGTGGGCGTTGTCCGAGAGCCTTGCCAGTGCTTCGGCAAGGAGGTCCTTTTCGGGCTCGTTCATAGACGCTTTGGATTACCCAACGCCGGAGTAATGAGATCAACATCTTCCGATGTATATGTCTCAGTTGTCTTGGCGTAGTTACGGGTGTACACGCGTGAAGTCGGGGCCTTGCCGAGATCGGCAATCGTGCCGTTCTCGATATCGAGGTACTGCATCTTCACGCGCTTAGCGCCAGCACTGGGCGAGAACGTAGTGTCACAACCACTCTTCGCGTAGTGCGGATCTTTGGTGTAAGACATTTAGTTGTCCTGAAACTGGTTGGGCTTCATATTGCTCACGCCACCGGACTTGAGCGGGTAGCTCTTCGCCAGCGGGTACGGGCGGTCGGTCGGTCCGCCGGAACCAGACTGCGACGCAGTCTTCTTCGTCGCCCCGTTGAAGTTCTTCACATTGATGCCGGTCTTGTACGAAGACACAACAACCTTTTCAGAGTCAACCTTCATGGCCGAACCCTTCTGCGGAACCGATCCGCTCTTCAGCGGGATGTTGGCATTCGGGAACGCACGAAACGGCTTCGAATCATGCAGCGTGGTGCCGTACTGATCGCCGCCGTGCGGCGCAGCTGCCTTGATCCGCTTGCCATAGCCCGGGATCGTCTGCTTCTTCGGATAGCTGATCGCCGGATTCGAATTCATGATCGTAGTACCGTACTGGTTTCCACCATGAATGCCAGTCGGGTGAATGTCGTTTGCCATTTTAATAGCCTCGCTTAACTACTGAGCCGCTGTTGAGGGTACCGGGAGAAGTGGGGAACGCGCAGAACGGTTTTGACTTCTGCATGGTGACACCGTACTGATCGCCGCCGTGGGCTTTCACGAACGGCTTCTTGGTGCCGTAGCCGGGCTTCGAAGCCGACTTCGGGAAACTAATAGCCGGGCTGGACTTCTGATAAGTCGTACCGTAGTTATCACCATCTTCGTTCATAGAGCCTCGCAGAAAACACTTGGGGACATGTTTAACATAATACGCTGCTTATCAACCGGCTGGCAAGCCCGAAGAAACCGTGTTCACAGGCTGCACCATCGGGGCGGGCTGGACTCCCGGGACGCCTCCGGCACCGGGCGCGGCCATGGCGGGGTTCGGTCCGGGCGTCTGCTGCCCGGTCGGGTTCGGACCTGCGCCCTCGCCCATGGCGACGTTCGAAACACCCTGCACACTCGGGATGCCGGGCATGAGGCCGGGCGGACGGAACGCCGGGTCGCCGGGCTGGTTGATTTTTACTTCCATGCCAAGGCCATCCGCGACTTTCTGCAGAATACGGGCAGTTTCGTCGGGGCCGATCAGGGTCTGGTAGGTCGGGTTGTTGATCAGCTGCAGGAATTCCAGCTGGCGCACCAAGTCTTGCTCCTGTTTCGACGCCTGTCGCACACCATCAACCACAATGTTCTCGTCACCACGCAACATGCCGGTGTCGTCGGTCAACATCAGGTAGTCATACAGCTGCTGAAGCAGCGGGCGCATGATGTCGTTGTCAATGTTGTCCGCTACGTTCTGCAAGGTCTTGTTTGCATTGTTAATCAGCATCGAAAGGCCCGACGCCGTGCGGCCTGCGCCACCACTGGCCCCGCCGCCGGTCAAATACCGGGGAATCGTTGATACGTCGTCAAGCATCGTGCTGAACTTATCGAACACGCCGAGCAATTCCTGCGCGTTGCTCTGCGGCTGGAAGAAATCCACCGGTTTACGGTTCGGACTCGATGGGTCTCCGACAAACGACCATCGCTTCCACGGGTACAGGTCATCGTTCTGCGATGCGCCAACTAATTCGCGGTCTATGACAACCTGCGGACCGCTGGAAATAGAGATGTTATTCACCAGTGAACGCAGCGTGGCGTTCATAACGTCCGTTATGTCATTCGCCAGTGCGGGAATACCGTTACCAGTGATGGAGCCCGGGGTTTTGTCGAACGAGGTTATGTAATACGGTACACGCTGGCGCGGAGACGGATTCATCATGACCTTGAAGATGCGTTTATCGACCATCCAAGCCGTGATGAAGTACGGTTTGTCCGGGTCGCAGTCTTCCATGATGCCGAAGTCGATCAAATACTTACCTTGCACGAACCCGTTGAACTCAATCGCGTTGATGAACGTGTCGTCGAGGATATTGTTGCGCCCTTCCATGTAGGCGCGCTCGTAGTCGAACAGCTGGATCCACTCTTTGAACCCTTTCGCCTCGTACGCCCCGATGATTTCGCGGATATCTTCTTCCCGATACCCCTGCAGCCCGATCATTTGGTAAAGATCGTTAACTGACAGTCGCTGCCGCTCGAAAATATCAGTGTTTTCAATGTCCGTAGCGCCCGGAGTGGTCCAAACATCCCACGGGCTGACGCGTTCCCAGAAAAATTTCGCTGAGTGATGCGCCACTGGCTTCTTGTCTTTCCACTTCAGGGAAACAGAAGTGCGCGTAACCGGTCCTTTAATGATCGCGTGCTTATAAATCGGGAGATCGACCAGAAAATCACTGAGCGCCTTGTAAAACCCGCCTTCTGTGAGGATGTCGTCGATCTTACGACCCGCTTCGACCGCTTCTTCTGCGGCTTTACGACGCTCTGCAAGTTTCGCCGCGTCATATAGGGCCTCGATACGGTCTGCCAAGGTGTTCTGATCGACCACCTGACCCATCTTGTTGACCGCTGCGGTCTCAGCCATGACCAGCTGCTTGATGTGGTAGTCGATACTGTTGCGAATTTCGGGGTCCGGGGTCGGCTCGATGGTCCAAGCGCGGTCAGAATTCATATACACGTTGCGCAACAGGGCCGTAGCGCCCCGGCATTTCATTGTCATCATGCGAGTGTATACCGCAGAGCCACCAAACTTGTTGATTTCCTGCAGTTTTGCAGGGTCATACTGCCCATTATACGAGCGCATATCACGGATAAACTCATCGTCGATGCCCACTGTACGTCTGTGACGTACAGCTTTCTCAAACCGATTGCGGATCAACGCCGCGAGAGGATTCAACTCTTCTTCAGGCAACTCAGACATGTCCTTGGACTTCTTCTCGGCATCCAGCATCTCGTCATGCGAGGCAATACGGATCAGTCCATGCGACTTTTCACTCATCGTGTTCAGTGTTTTCCCACTGGTCCCACTGCCGCGCTTGGTCTGCCTAGGAGAATTACGCTGGTTCAGCGACGACGCCGTAACATCCGGCACCCCGGTGACAGGACTGGCGGCGCGGGCGGAACCACCCAGCGCGGAACTTGTGATCGGAAGCGGGTTACTGGGAATAGCTGCCATGGGTATTATGTCCAACCAGCCGGGGAGACTTTCTTAACAATACCAGAGTCATAGCTTGTACGCACAAGTCTCGCAAGAACCGTGGTGCTATGCCCTAAAGTAGCATACTGCAAGGCGTCTGCAATATCACTCCACGGGTGTGTCTTGTCCGGCTTCGGCTGCAACTCGCCATCCTTCTTCTTGGCGTACCGGTATTTAGACTGCATGGCCCGAATAAGGGTCTCGCACGTCGGGCTGAACAGCATCGCCGCGCCACCGGCTCGCTGCTGCAGGAGCCACTTCTCGACGGCTCGGAGGCGGGGGTTGATGTCATTCGTGGGGGCTGGCTGGGCCGACAGCCCCACACGTTTCAGCATCCCGTACACGGACTCTTCGCCAATCTGGCTACGGGCTATGCCAGACGGATCCCCGCATATACCCACGGGTAGACGGGCGTACTTGGCGCTAGCCAGCACGGGCCTCAGCTGCGTTTGAACAAACTGTTCTACCCCCATGTTGGACGCAAACACTTCATCAAGCACCAGCAGACGCCCATGCGGATCCATCTGTGTAACGACAGCGGATGGGTTACGACCGTAGTCGAATCCGATAAGTACCATCGTACTAGGCACCGGCACAAGCGGCTCTTGCGCGACATGGAACGAGGTCTTGAAGCTCCTACGGAACACAGCTTCACCCGAGAGCGACGGCGAGATGATGTTATCGACATACTGCTCCACCCACTCAGGCGAGTTCGTCTCAATAAGATCTTCGTAGTAGTTAGCCCCTATGTGATCCAGATTCTCTGCCCCGATATCCCGAGCGCCGGGCTGGATGAAGTACGCCCACGAATTCGGTAGAGGTTTACCATCCAAGTCCTGCTCTTCCAAGACTTTATTCCAGTCGGAGTCTTCCGTGAACGAGTTCGTTTCCGCGATCACTCCCTTCCAAGTCCAGCCGCCGTGCATCTGGCTAGGATACCGGCCGCAGCGGGAGAATACGTCGAGGAGAATTCGCACCGGAAGCTCTCGGATTTCGGATAGCCATGCCCCCGTGAGGTCGAGTGAGAGTAGCCGCTGTACGTTCTCTGGGGAGTCAAGAGGGAGTAGGATCCACTCTGACTCGATATCCCCTATGTTGATCGTAACCGTGTTATCGGAGACCCTATGGACAGCAATACCACGCAACATTTCATTGATGGTCTTAAGGCACGTTGTCTTCAGCTGTGGCAGCGTGTTGCGGACTACTGCAAAACGCGTGCGACGGATCTTGTCGGACGGATCAGGAGCTTGCTGAGCCGCTCGTCTCAGTAGCTCCATCACCATGCATGACGACTTGCCGGAGCCGACAGGTCCACGAACAACGCGTATCAGCGCGCTGGACTGCATGAACCTCTTCAGAGTCGGAGGCGGGTCGTATGCGATTTTTGCCACACTGCTACGCCGCCGGAGCGTTCGCGTTCTCTAGCCGCTTAGCCTCGGCAGCTGCGACGATCTCGGCGTTCGCCATGGCGACTTCAAGCAGCGCGCGCAGCGAGTCCATCTCGTTCAGCCCCGCGCTGGCGTGATCCAGCTGAGTCTTCAGAGATTCCAGCTGGCCGACGATGCCCTTGCGGTTATTCTCCACGTTGCTCTTCACGGTCTCGATGTCTTCAATCAGGCTTGTCATGTACTACTCCATGTGATGCATATACTTTATTCAGCTTCTCTTTCCGTCGCAGTGCTTGGACAGCCTCAAGCTTGTCCTTGTACTGCGCCGCCTGTGCAGTGATTATCAACTTGTCACCGACCAGTTCTTTGATGCGCGTGTTCATCTCGACACCCGCACGACGGGCGATCTCCAGCTGCGTGCCGAAGTCCGCCCACGTATCGTAACTCATGACCACCAGCTGATCGCCCGAGTGCACCGGGTCTGGCAGCAGGTAATACTTCCCGCGCTCGGCGCGAGTCGTGGGCCACGCCGCCTGCCGGTTTCCCAGCGCGTCGCGTATCTGCCCCCGTCCAAAAATATCCATGTTCGGTTTCATCGTTTTGCTGGCTCCGGGTCAGTCTCTGCCCATGTCATGTTCATCATGATCGAATGGCACGAGTGGCACTCGATCTCTCCGCCACGGTGCAGGAAAAACATCTGCGCCCCGCAGCGATGCTCAAACACTTCTTCCACCTTTTTCTTGGTGTACTTCTTGATTTCCACTACGTTCGTAGGGGTTTCCTTGTCGTCGTTCATGGCTGTGCCTCAATCGCCGGTTTGGTCGTGTAGTCAATCTCAAGGGGTTTGTCCCCTACGTTGATGACAATCGTATGCCGCTCACCCTGCGTCGGACCTTTCTGCACCATAACCTGCGAGAGTTTTCCAAGCTTCTCAATTGCTTCAAGCTTCGCGGCTCCCGGCTGCGAGTCGTCCTTGATGATCTTGAACAAGTCAGGCAACGAATCTTCCAGCATGTACGCGGCCTTAAGTCGTATACGCTCCTGCACGTTCAGGTCCGATGACCACAGCCGCTTCGCTTCCTGATAAGCAGAGCGGAACATCGGATTCTTCGAACGGGCGGCTAGGCTCTGGGGTGTGAGCCCATGCCTAGCCAATACCTCTGCCTTCGGACTGATGTTACTGACCAACTCCCAAATAAGTTGCGCGTCACCAGTATTTAGGTCCGGACTATTACTGAGCGAGGTCGGCAGCGCCACCGGTGCCTACCGCTGCATGCGCAGCCAACACAGTGTTCACAGCCGCTTCGAACTCGGCCAGACTCGCGCCGAAGCTCACCGCCGTGCGGAAACTCTCGTCGCCAATCTTGTGGACCCAATAGCACTGGCCCTGCGCCTGATCCACGTCCACTTCACAGCCGTGGCCCGCGAGCAGCGCCAAAAGATTTTCATCGGTCGGGTTATACAGAGGCATGTCAATCTCCTGATCTATGGATCGGTTTGGTAAGCTCTTTCATGGTAACGACTTCCTTCACGACTTTCCCACCCTGCAACAAAACATAGTCACGGCAAGCAATACGAATTACTTCCGAGTATGTCTGCCCCCGGGCTTCGCTGATACGACGCAGTGCTTCGAACACGGGATTGTCGAAGTAGAGGTTCAGCCGGATTCTATCGTTCTTGGTACGTACCATATATTCACATAATGTAGCAGGGACTTGCGGGGCGGTCAACTGTTCTGTAATCTCGTTCTCGGAAATTTCCTTCGGTGTTTTTTCTTCTAACCTATAGGTGACTCACATGAAGTTTTATACCAAGTGTCTCGTTGGCCTCACGACTCTGGCGTTCGCCAGCGCCGCGCTGGCCGTTGACTACGGCTGGAACCCGTCCACGGGTCTTGAAGCCTTCCACGGTGCGCTCGTATCTCAGGGTACTGCTCCGGTCATCACTGGCTGTGCGACCGTCTCGGCGCAGGTCGGCGGTGCCTCGGCTGGCAAGTTCCAGAGCACGAGTGCCGCGTGTGCCCCGACCTTCACCTTCCCGACTGCAGCTGCCAACGGCTGGCTCTGCGTAATTCAGGATCAGGTGACGGTGGCTTCGAAGATCAACCAGACTTCGTTCACGACCACGACCGCAGTGTTCACGAACTCGGCTGCGACGACCTCGGGCGACACGTACGTGTACCTCTGCTTCGGCTTCTAGCCCGCCCGCTACGCACTCTGCGTATAGAGAGGCCCCCGTTCTGGGGGCCTTTTTATTGGGTCAACCACTCCAAGACTGCCGCCCAGTAATTCGCATTGGCGTCGTATGGCACATCAACGTACTTGAAGTGACTGTCATAATTAAGGCTGAGATTTTTGGTACCTATGAC